ATAGCCTTGCGCTTGATTTCTTGTAATGGACCATTATCAAAACTACTAAATCGCTGGTCGATAGTATCAGAGAGTTCTCTTTTAACTTCTTCGGCTTTTGCTTTAGCAGCGTTGAGACCATCTGTGAATTGGTTGACCAGCTCCTCTTTTTGACGATCAAAAGCGAGATCCGCATTCTTGAGCTCTCTTGCTAACTGACGCTCAAAATCATCATGAAGTTGCTGAGCTTCGCCTTTGACTGCATCACTCACTGCGTTACCAATTGCATTGGCAAGTCCAGACTGGAATTGACCGAAGCCGATAGATTTCAGCTTCTTGGCCATCGGTGAGTAAGTGTATTTAGTAATCTTCTTGCGCACATCGAGGTTGTAACGCTCATGGAAGATACTCACGACATCGAATATTTGGACAGGCACGTCACTCTGACCGACAACCTCAATCTCAAGGCTATCTTCCATCATGTCACAGAGCGATGTTCGATAATACTGCTCACCATACCTCCGAAGGCTCGCTTCATCCTTCACATCCTGATCATTAACCTCAATCACATCTTCGTAGATTTGACTGTACTTGTTAATGAGTGGACTATCAATCGTAACCGTGAATGTACGATCAGGCGCCTTCTCTCCCTCACCTTTTACAGTAGCGATGAAAGTAATTCGAGTTTTCAGAGATTTAGTAGAGGTCTTGTGCTGATAGCTAGAGAGGTTTTTCTTGTACATAAAAAGCGATTCATTTTCTGAACCGCCTTTTTTCAAAAGTCGAACCTGGTAACCATGACGAACAAGGTCTCCACCCCATTGACCGATAATCGAGTGCTTATCTTTCGCGAATGCTTCCATAGCATTCTTGGAGCCAATATTAAAATTGTGTCTATCTTCAATATCAGAGAAGAATGAGAACGGATTGTCACGAGTGATACTTCCAGCGAAGCGACTCAAGGCAGTCGAACCAGTCTGTCTATCCAATGAGATAGGATTGACCACATAGTTATTCAAGAGGGTGAACACCTGGTTCGCATAGACTTGAATATAGCCGTGCTTCTTCTCAACCTCAAAAATCACGAAATCCTGTTCACCGTGAAGATCATCAGCCGTTAGGAATGCCTCTTCCTTTAACTTCTCCCACAATGGATCAGAAGTCGGAAATCGGAAGCTCAATTGGTAGGTGCTATTCTCCTCTTGAACAATTTCATCAGAATAAGCAGCGTTCAGAGGCATATTCCCATTTGTTAAATAAATCAAATCTTATACCTCCAATTCGGGCGAATAGTGATCTTACGGACGGTTCCAGTGAATGAAATACCAACCTTACCAGTCGGAATTTCTAAGAACCCTCCACGCTTCCGAAGTGTGTTCTGAACTGCACCAGTAGCGTTATAGATATTCTGCTTACCTTGCCTACAATCAATCGTAGCCTTTGTCTTAATCGCAAGATACATGGTCTTACGGCCAATAGTAAGGGAGATATCACCATCCCCCTCGACTTCAATGATTGGTTCCGAATAAATCGTCCCAAGATTATTGATTGTCCCAGACGCAGTCAGAACAACAGGTTCTACAGTTTTTTGATAACGGAAGGGTTGCATGTCTAACTTGATTGCCAATTCCCAACCATACATGCCTTTGGGAATGATTTCGGTATCTAAGAAATCAGCATAGAAAAATGAATCTGGTTGGTAACTAAATTCTAAGCGATTCCCAACTGGTTGAAACTTTTCAACCAAGGTTGCTAAATCAGCAAATCGCTCAAAGAATACTCGGATAGTTCGTTCGTAATTGTCGAAAGCACCTTCTTCTTGGTTGTAGCTACCATTCATACCATACGGTTTCGTTTGCTCTGCGAAACGAGGGCTGGCAGAATGGATCGTTCCAAAATCTACGACCACACAATTTCTTAATTTAGTTGTTGAGAAATCATTCACTTTTAAATAATTCGCCATTAAATCCCCTCCCTTCTCATAATATTTCCTTGATAGCGATAAGAGTTCTCTGCGATTACTTGACCATCTAGATAAGTGTTGGAATCCTTATCTAATAATTTGCCAAGCAAAATCTCTACACTTTCTTTCAAGCTGACAAGTTCAGTCACGATAGCTTTAACACTGCTATCTGCTGAATGGTTAGCGAAACCACTACTAGAATATGTAGATTGAGGATAACTAGAACTTCGATTTCTCTCCTTGAGTTCTTGAAAACGTCTGGTTAGATGAGAAATTTTAGTATCTTCAAATCCAATACCTTTTTCATAATTCGGAATGCCCAAGCGATTCATCAAACTACGAGTTTTACCAGCTCGTAAGACCTTTGTGCCAGGGGGCAATGGTAAGACTACGTTGCGCCCTTCTGGGATGAAGGATGTTCCATCTGGTAATGTAATCAACTCTTTATAGAGTGTACCACGTTGGTCATTGACCGTCGCAAGACCACCAGGGTGATTATCCGTACCTTTAGCGTGTTGTTCAGTAAAATGTCGTGTGATGATATCAATAAACTTAACAGCTGGCAAGGACATCAACCCTGACCATACACTGTTAACCGCGCTACTTGTGTTATCTTGTGCATTGATGCTTATCGGACCATTCTGCTTAACTGCATTGACTGCATTACTTGCAGCGTTAGCCTCTCCTTGAGTTTGGTTTGTCGCATTGATATCAATTGGACTGTTTTGCTTAACTGCGTTCACTCCTGCGCTTGCAGCAGAAGAAGGATTCCCAGTTAAATCTACTGCGTTGATGTCAATCGGACTAGCTTGGTAAGGAGCGTTCACGTTTGAATTTGCTGATTGAGATGCTTCTGCGGTGTTATCATTGGCATTGATAGCAATCGGGCTCTCTTGTTTGATGGAATTTACGCCATAAAGCACAGATTCAACTATACTTGGTGTCTTGTCGATCGCTTCGATCGGTAATTGCTTACCAGTCATCATATCGATACGTCCTTGAACTACCTTAATATCATTACTAGCTAAATCTTTTAAAGTTAATGCTTTCTCGCTCGGCGTCATTAAATTCCATTGAGTTAACGCTTGTCTAGCGCCTTCTGCACTTCGTAGAAAACTGTCATTTTTTCCGAGGATTTCTTTTACCTCTGCAGGCAAAGCATTCCATTGTGCCATCATCTCTTTGCTATCCAAGATAGCTTGTACTGCAGGTTTGCCATTCACGATCAATTCTTTTTGCTCAGGAGAAAGTTGTTCCCATTGACCGTTCGCTACTAAAGCTTCACCAATTGTCAAACGAGCGTTAGTCTCAAGATTCGCTTCTTTAAGAATGAACTGCATAGCATCCCATCCGCCTTCTGCTTCAAGGGCCTTTTGAACTTCTTCGACTGCATTCGTTTTCAACTTACCAGTCTTTTCATCCCAAACCATAGCATTCCATTGAGTGTTTGCAAGCTTCATTGATTCAGTTGCATCTTTGGCAGTTTGCGCCCACATGCTATGGCCTTCTTGTACTTTCGAGAAAGTGTTCTGGAATTTAATAGCCATTTCATCATAAGTCAAGCCCATTTCCTCAGCTCTCGATTTAAGCTGATTCATAATGCCTGATAACGCTTCTGGGCTAACTTTCAAGGTTTTTAAAAGTCTACCTTGCAAATCATTCCATTTCTGGCTATATGCTTCCATTTTAGCTGTGTGCTCAGCTTCCAATTGCTCTATTTTGCTTTTAATCTCAGCACGAGCTTTAACAGATTTTTCATCTTCGCCTTTGATTTGTTCCATGAGCTTCTTGTATCCGTCCAAGCGTTCTTTATAAGAAGCTTGTTCTTCTTTCGCCCATTTCTCAGTTAATTCAGTGGCTTTTTTAAGCTGTTCTGTATTTAATTCATCAGCTTGACCGTTGAAAGCCTTTATCATGTTGATGCGTTCTTCACCAGAATACTCCATCAATTCTAGCTGAGTGTTAATTAGTTCATTCTGATTAGATAGCACAATTGCTTTTTCTTCCTCAGAAAGCTTACGGTGATTGTTCGCAGCATTTTGATAAATCTGAATAACTTCATCAGACATTTGTTGAACGTTGTTTTTAATTTGGTCAGCATGGCTAGAAATTTGCTGGATCGTCTCTTCGCTCAAGCCTAACTTATGAGCTAAATCGATGTCCTTCGCTAAGTTTTCATCAGCTAATTTTTGAATTTCGGTTGCTAGTTTTTGGACTGCAGTTGTAACTTTATCAATCCCGTCTGAACTTGTTCCAAAGACTGTCATAGCTTGATTCGCTTCATCCACTTTATCCTTAAAGTTTTGAAGTTGACCAGCTTGTTCTTTGCTGACACTAGCGCCCCATTCTTGAGCACGTTGTCTTGCTTCATAGGCTTTATTTGCAAAATATGCAGCTGCTGCAGTTACAGCAACCAAAGCAACAGTGGCTAACCCAACTGGGGTCACTAAAAATCCAAGCGCGCTACCGAGCAAACCAGTTCCTGTGCTTGCTCCTGCTACTGCAGTTTCCATTGCACCAGCCGAACCAGCTACTGCTTTCAGACTACTTGCTACGCCACCTAAATCTTTAAGGTATTTAAAAGAACCACTTAAAATACCAATTCCTTTGGATAGTCCACCGACAGCTTTAACAAAACCACCAATAACAGAGATACCACCGCCTAATAACTTCAAGGCAGGTCCAGCTGCTGCAGCTATCAATCCCCATTTGATGATATTTTGTTGTTGTTCTGTCGATAGTGAACTGAACTTTTTAGCCAAATCAGCAAGATTGCTTATCCATGGTTTTACTGCATCAAGGCCACTTCGAAGCGCCTTGATAAGAGGTCCGCCAAACTCAATCGCGATGTCTGTCAACTGATTCTTAAACATACGTAGTTGAGACTCAGTAGTCTCGTAGCGTTTGTTTGCTTCGTTAGTTAAGGCAGTATTTTCTTTCCATGCCTGATTTGAACGTTGGACTGCAGCACCCATCTTATCTGAAGCCAGTGCCAAAGATTTTAGCATGTTACTTTGACGAACACCTGTCATACCAAGCTGCATCAAAATAGCGTTCATGTTCACGCCTTTATCTTGTGCTTCTTGAAGTCCCTTAATAAAGGATTGCAAAGCGACAACAGGTTTCTCTTTCCAAGCCTGTTGGAATTCCTCTGATGTCATTCCTGCAGTCTTAGCAATAAGATTTAAGTCATCTGCTGCTCCCTTTCCTGTCAATGAAACGGCATTACCAATCGCGGTCAGTGTCTGAGTCATAGCAGTACCACCTGCCTCAGCCTCAATACCAACCGAACTCATAGCAGTAGCAAGACCTAAGATGTCTGCTGTACTTAATCCAGCCAACTTACCACCTGCGGCCAAGCGGTTGGTCATCTCTACGATATCTTTTTCAGTCGTTGCAAAGTTATTCCCAAGATCTACAACGGCTGCACCAAATCGAGAGTATTCGTCCGACGTTAACCCCATAATGTTAGCGATCTTGGCAATTGCTGTTGCAGCTTCTTCGGCGCTCAAGTTTGTTGACTCTCCCATATCGATCATGGTTCGAGAGAATGAGAGAATATCTTCGGTCTTGATACCTAACTGTCCGGCTACTTCTGCTACGTTGGCAATTTCTACTGCACTGGCTGGCAATTCTTTAGCCATCTGACGAATGCCGTCTGATAGCTTTTGATAAGATACCGTCGCAGTTTCGTCCACTGTTTTCTTAACTCCTGCAAACGCTGATTCATAATCAATCGCAGCCTTTAACACGATACCTGCGCCTGCCACAATTGGAGCAGTAACCCCACGAGTCAATGCAGATCCGAATCCAGAAACAGTTTGACCAGCTTGACTTATTTTATTTCCAATTTCTTGCGCGCTTTTTCCAAATTTAGTAAATGCACTATCATCGATATAAGCTTGACGCATAGATTTTGCCAACTGCTCATAGCGATTTTGCAATTCTGCAACTTTAGCAGCAGTCGCAGTCATGCTAGCACCTGCTTCAACTAACTTTTGTTTTTGTTCAGCTGTTGCAGTTGAAACATCTCCAATACTAGCTTTTAGTTGGTTATATCGTTCGCTTTGTGAACTTAGCAATTTTTGGTAAGAGCCCAGAGCTGACCCAGTCTGTGATAAGAGAGACTTTAAGTTGCTGACATTCTTGCCAGCGCCTTTGAAGTTGTTCTCCATCGCTTTCAAAGAGTTATCAACACCCTTTAGATAGGTTTTTAACCTCCCAACATTTGACTGAAAAGGAGCGACATCCAAGGTAGCGGTAGCGACTATTTCACCAATATTACTTGCCATTCATTCTCCTTTCTACCCAAAAAGGAATGGAAAGGCCTTGTCAAGGGTCGTCTCTTCTTCCTCTTTGCTTTCTTTTATTTCTAAAGCTTGCACCATCAAATCAAAATCTGAAAGGCGCATGCTTTTAATGTCATGGATAGTATATCCTTGACTCATTAGCGATTGAACCCAAACTAATAAATTATTTTGAGCTTCTTTAGGGCTTAGCCCTTTTTCTTCTTTTTTCCCTCGGCAGTCTCTTTTTCTTCTTGTTTTCCACCGAGCGCTGCCAGGTATAGTTCGTTCAAAATTTCAAGAGTTTCAACACTTGCGCCCTTCAAATCATCTGCATCGAACTGCTCACCGTACATTTTCACGAACATATCAAGATACGCTTCATTCAACTCGCGATGTTTGGCAGGATTTAGCAAATCTTCCTTCTTTTCGTACAAAGCAGTTTGACGGACTTGGTGTTCTAACGCCAGAAGATTGTCTTCAACATTGACATAATCTTTAGAGAACTCTTTTAGAACCCCACCTTTTTTAAATTTAATTTCAAACATTGTTTACTCCTTAAAAATAAAGGCTTGGAATAACCAAGCCTATTCTTATGCGTTTTGTCTTACTGCGCCTGATTCAGCGGTTGCTGTTCGTTCAGAACTAGAACCGCTTACGACTTTGGGAAGACGAGTTTACGGAATTCAGATTCTTGGAATTGTGGGTTGTCTTCACGACCAACTACAATTACAAGGCCTTCGTCTTCGTCTCCACGAGCTACGAAGCTTCCAGATACCGTATCGTTTTTTGGATCTGGTGAACCGTCTTTAGTTTCCAAATCCATGCCTGGAAGTGAGAATTTACCTTTGAGAAGACCGACCCAGATACCTTTACCGTCGTCACCAGTTGTACGGAACAAGCAAGCGATATCGTTTGGTGTCATCTTCTTGCTGTACTTTTCAACACCATTTTCAACAGTGATGCCATAGAAGTCTTTACGAGCATCACTACCCAAATCCAACCATGATACTTCAAGAGTTGTTCCAGTGATACCAGAAGACAATACAACGTATGGTCCATCATCTGCTGTAATAGTGTTCAATTCATTGGTGATATCCAGTTTTGCCGATTTAATTCCTGGGATTTTTTTAGTTTCACCCGTGACAAGGTTTTGAGAGTTCAACACCCCATATTCAAAACCACGTAAACCAAATTTAACTTTAGACATTTATTTATTTTCCTTTCATTTCTTCGAGATTACTCCAATCAAAAAGACGATATTTTCGGACGTTCATTAACAATCCAATATCGTCATCCATGTATCGAGGTTTCTCATTAGCTGTGTAGCGTTCAAAACCACTACTTTCTAGCACCGCATCCATTCTTTTAGCAATCTGATCCGCTTGTTTAGCATTCTTGCACCAAAAATTGATTGTGATACGTTGTTCCGTCGAGATGATTTCATCATCTGCATACTTGTGAGGTGCTTCGTAAGTTAAATAAATTCTTGCAAACGGAGCAAGTTCTTTTTGTTTTAAGTTTGTAGGTTTTTCAGGAATATCATAAGTAAAGATACCTTGTTTGTAACCAGGAAACTCCTTACCCCTAAACTGATCGAAGAGTTTATTTAATTCTTCATCTGCTACTAAGCGTTTATAAGCTTCAGTTTCAGCAATCATTTACTCAACACCTCCCTCATTTTTGATTTATAAATTGATTCAGCGCGAGGAGTGACTACGTTAATAGTCTTTTCCTCGAAATCTTGTGCTTTCTGATAAATCGTTCCACTATCTGGATATTTCGCACGCCATCCAGTAGCACGACCATAACCAATATCCTTTGAAGGAGCATCTCCTCCCCCTTTGAAATTGCTGATTCTTATATCTTCACTCAATCGAGTGAGAGTGGGTTCATCAGATACAGGAGTATTTACTTCAAGCTCTTCCTTGAACTCTTGAGCTACCTCTGTGACAGCTTCGCGAGCCACTCTTGGTGCTTTAGCTTCTAGCTTCGTAAGATTACCAAGACAAAGATCCAATCCTTTTGTCATGACACCATCACTCCCTTAATTAAGTCAATTTCCTTGTTTGCATGATCTCGTTCGATGGCGACGATTTGATATTCATTACCATCGAAATCTACATAACAAGAATTGTCAAAAGGAAGTTTTGGAAGATGACGAATTAAGAATGTTTTAGTGTCTTTGTGCTCTACCAGTCCACCAGCTTTTGTGACAGTTGCGCTTTCTCTAAAATCCTTGATAGATGTTTTAGAAACTTCTGCCCAGCAAGTATACAAGTCCTTCCTTTCGAAGTCTAGCACTTCTCCATCTTCATTCTGTCCGCCTATTCTTTGAAAAAAAGTAATGCGAACATTCATCTTACGTGTCCGCATTGACTTCCCTCCTTGTTCGAAGTTGATGGATAATGTTCAGGACACCATTTGCTAATGGATAGCGCATGCTATCTGCTGACATCCCACGATGTTCATACTCTTCTTTGACTTGCTTTTTGACAGCAAGTTGAAACTTCGCATAGTTTTCAAAATCCTCTGGCTTCGCATTAGCATCGATAGCGAAGCAGATTTGCTCTTGCGCTGATTCAATCATTTCTTTGATGATTTCATCTTCGAAATCATAATCGATTTTGCAATAAAGCTTCACGCTCTCTAATAATTCTTGTTTAACAGGCATAGATACCTCCTATCAAACTACTAGAGCTAGAAGCTCCGATTTATTAGCCGATGGATTATAACTGATGTTCTTACTATCTAGATAATCCATGATTTCTTGCTTGGTGCTACTTGCGGTTGGTACTGCTAGAGTTACCGCTGACCGTGAGACACCCCCACTAATTGGGGGAGCCTTAGGGCATAGTTACGAAATAACCTGCTTTTGCATCTGCTTTCTTCACATCAAAGCGCACAACAGCCTGCAAGTATTGACCGTAGATTTCATTGTCAGTCCAGCGAAGACCGAGGTCAACACGATCGGCAAAGAGTACAGCGCGTTGCACATCACCTACAAAGGCTTTAGCTTCACCAGCTTCGCCAAGGACAGTATCAGCAACTACAAACACTGGATGTCCAAGGAATACTTTTCCTGATGCAGAAACGATAGAATCTTGAAGCAAGTAGCGACCGTTCTTGTCTTTCAATGTGTCCAGTTTTTGATAGAAGCTTTGTGAAACTACGAATGATACATTGTATGCTGGGTCGAGGTCAACATTCAAGATAGCCTTGATAGCATCCAAATCTGCTGCTTGTTTAGCTTCAAATGTTTTTAAAACACCACCGATTGCATCGTTAGTAGTATTGACTTTGATTTGGTTAGCTGCTTCAGCAACAATTGCAAGCAAGTCAACATCTGCGTCGTCAATTGCTTCTTGTGAAAGTGGAATAGCACCACGATAAGTTTTAACCTTCCATGTAACATCTGTGAATTCTGGCTTAGCAAGAGCTGGATTTTTTTCTAGTTCTTCTACGCTTGCCATCTTAGATGTGGCTTGCTTAAGAATAGGGTATGAACCTTCACCCTTAGATGCTTTGTGAATTGTCACAAATTGTTTAAGGTCAAGAACAGTCTTAACTTCACGAATTGGTGTAGTAACAATTTCTTTGCTAGTTACTTTTTCAGTCTTGTCTTTCTTCAATCCATCTTGTGTTGGGTTGACTGCTTCGTTCATAGGCACAAGAACTTCGTCTTGACCTTCAAAACGCAGACCTTCATTACGAATACGACCTTTAGAACGAATGAATTCATTTACAGATTCACGATAAGATTTACCTTCTGTTTTTACTTCGTGTTTTTCACCAGCTGCGTGCGCACCAGCTCCTTCTTCTGCGATTTCATAAGCCTTCAAGTTGTTTTCCACTTCTTCTTTTTGTGATTTCAAATTGTCAATTTCAGCACGAATTTCACGAGCTTTTTCAAGATCATCAGCATTCAAAACGGATTTCAATTCTTCTGTTTTTGCAGTAATTTCAGCACCAATGTTAAAAATCTGTGCCTTGAGTTGTTTCATTTTTTCTTTAAACATACCTTCTTTTCTCCTTTTGGGTATAAAAAAGAGAGCTTAAAGCCCTCTAAGTAATTCTTCTTTTTCAACTTCTCGTAGCATGTTTTGGATTTCAGACTTACGCTTGCTACGGTTAGCGTAGAAGTCATCAATAACTGCTTGTGGCAACAATCCATTCTCTAGGCTCGCTACTGCACCAATATCTTCAAAGGTCATCACTTCATCTGCAAAGCCTTTTTCAACTGCTTCACTAGCCGACATGAAGGTTTCGTTCTTCATCATATCGATGATAACTGATTCTTCCAATCCCGTTTTAGCAACATACGCATTCACGATAGCTTGGTCGCTAGATTTTAATGCATTAGAAGCTTTGTCTAAATCATCGCTATTACCAGACACATAACCATACAGCGCTTTGTGAATCATAATCTGTGCTGTTGGACTGATAAGCACTTTATCAGCTCCCATGATTGCAACACTAGCAGCGCTTGCTGCCATTCCTGTTACTTCCACAATCACATTCCCTGGATAGCTTTTTAAAGCTGTGTAGATTTCACTTCCAACCGTTACGAGACCACCGTTGGAATTAACTTCCAAAACGATATCGCTATTGTCTTCTGGGAAAGCATCCGTGATAGCTTTAGCACTGACCGCTTCCAAACCAAAATAGTCGTAAGCTTCCTGACTATTATTCGGAATCAGTGGACCTTTCATCTTGATTCTCTTTGGCATTCCTTGTCTCACCTCCTTTCATTGCTTGATATTCTTCTTTCTTGTCCAAGAAGACATAGTTCAAACTTGACTGGTAACGGTCCATATTAGGATCAGTAGAACGTTCTTTACCGAGTTCAATCAAAGCCTGGTTAGGTGTTAAGATTTGATTGTTTACAAGTTTTACAATCTCATCTACATTCCTACCAGTCACGCTGCGAGTGTCAAAGTCAACGCGATACTTCCTACGCTCTTCATCATCGAACACTTTCAAAGCCAATTCGCTTGTGATTGCATCGAAATAGAACGGAAGATCATTAGTTACATAGTCTTCCGTCAATTGAGCGACAGATTGGTTAGGACTATTGACTCCTAGTTTGAAACTAGGAACTCGCAAAGCTTTAGCAATCTGTGCGGTTGAGAAGTTATTCGATGTAATCAACTGCAAGACATTCGTATCGATTTCAAGTGGAGTGTATTCCTGAGTATCGTCGAATACCAACGGACTGCCACCTGTCGAGCCTTCACGCATCTTTTCAAAGTCCATACGGGCTTTTTTACGTGCTTCACCATTCAACTGAGCGCCTTTAAGTTTGATAATTCCACTTGAAAAACCATCACGGAAAAACTTAATCAAGGTATTCAGACCACCATTTTGCAAGCTAATTTCATCGCCTAACGATAGCAATGGAGATCGTCCTAAGATAGTGTCGTGACTAAAGAATTTCCAATGGATAACATCTTCTGCATCACATACAATCTCTTTGCCATTTAGACGGTCACGAAAAGTGTAAATCAATTCATGGTCATTGGTTTCTTCGACAGTCGTTTCAGACGGTCTAAAAAATTGAAATTCTAATGGTTTTCCACTTATTGGATCACGTAGAATACGAGAGAATGAGTTACCAGTCAAAATCGTATTGACTGTCATTGCAAACTTCCATTGCCTTGCTGATGTATTACTTGTGGATTTAACATTCAAAAGATAGTTCATATCTTCATCTTGTTCAATATTCCCCATTAAATCCTTTTTCAACAACGGAAAACGAGCAACATCACCAGCTATAATAGATACTGCAGTCAAGACATCGCTATTTTTTAATGCAGATATACCAGTATATTCAGGACTTGAATTACCAGAGATGACCGAAGAGATATAATCGTCATAAGATAGTTTTGACGAACCTAAAGATTGAAAAAAAGTCATTTATTTTCTCACCTCCTTTCTATTTTTGAGCATAAAAAAAGCACCTCACGGTGCTTTAGTAGATTAGTGTTCTTTTGTAAACAAATAAACTACTTTCATCATTTCTGAAATATTCGAAAGGATAATGTCTTTCTCCTCTTTCGATAACTCTCTGTCATAATGTTCAGCGTTCTTATAAAAATTAACTGTCTGATCCATTATGTCTTTCCCATTTTCAACAGCTCTTTTTTGCTCTTCTGTTGGCTTTTCGGTCAATTGGAGCATTTTATCTAATTGAAATGTGTATTGTGTTTTAACAATAATCATATCTGACCATGACACTGTTTCGCCTTTTTTTATAGCAGCAAAAGCTTTCATCCAAGCGTATTCATCCGAGATATCGACCTTGAACATTTCTCCATTTTTAGTAGATGTCGTTGATGTTGAAGACGAAGATGATGTAGTCTGTTCACTGCTCGAAACCTTCGTATAGATATCTTTATCCTTCGAACTATAATACAAATTATGCTTTGCTAATGCATTTGTCAATTCAACATAATGTGAATCGACTACAAAAACCATAATCATAAGAAAAAAAGAAAGAAATCCAAGCAACATGGTGGTCCAGAATAAAGGTTTTTTATAAAGTGGTTGTTCTGGTTGTTTTACTTGTTCTTTTGTCATGATATAACCTCCTGAAATCAGCTTATTATATCAAATTCTGTAAGGCTTTTCAAGGTTGTTTTGTTTTATCAATATACGCTCCGAGAAAACAAAGAATCAAGCCTGTGGCTATATATCCTATTACATCCCCAATCAAAAACAAACCGTAAATCAAAAACATTAAACCGATTAACAATAAAATTGTGTGGATATGTTCCAAAATTTTCAAAATAGCGAACCTCCTTCCAAAATTTTCTCATTCGTCCAATAACCACTTCCGTCAAATGGCTCTAAGTAACAAGCAGCATAAGCATCTAGTAACGCATCCAGAGGGTCAATTTTATTGCTATTTTTGTTTTTATCGATCCTCATACCGTTATTATCAACTCTGGTATATGCGTTGTTTATTGCCATGGTTAGCAACTGATTACCACTGTGTTTGATTTTTCCTTGTCGGACATCATCTCGGAACTGTTTCGTGGGCATATTCAAAACCATGGTTGTTTGTGGTATCTGGACTAGTGGCCATTCTGGATGTCGCTTCTCTATCATAGTCAATAGCGAACCGAATTGATAAGGGTCAAAGTAAATACCTTGCAATTCCCACTCGTTTTGGTATACCATTTCCTCGATTTTTTCAAGCACACGTTCATCATCGATAACACCACTCTCAAGCGTGGTTATCTCACACTCACCCATTCTTTCCAGGTTTGTATAAGAGACACCATCTCTCTTTTCTTTTGCTATCAAGCCATATTTCGTGGCCACAAAAGAAAAGCTATTTGCATACCAATAGTCATCCATCATGACCATTGGAGAGATGGAGAATAAGTCACTTGATCTACCTACGTCTACACCTAACCAAACTCTACGTTTTTTTGTGTTTGGTGGCTCTATCTTAGCTTTTGCCCAGCTCTCTTTATCCATATAAGACTCTTCAGAGGACTGCCTCCACATATTGAAGTTCTTAACCAGAACTTCATTTACAGTGCCAGTCTCAAGCGATACCTTCCTACGTTTTCGAAGATAATCCATCATCTTACTACGCAGTGCTTTAACTTCAAGAATTGGATTTGATTTTATCCAGTTCTTTTCATCTGCGATTTCTTCTTCATTATCCTGTTCAGCAATAAATGCAAAGTATTCGTCATTCTCAACTTCTTCATCCAAAAGTTTTTCAATGTATGCGTACTCGATTGTGTGCATTGGTACGTTCAAGTCCAATCCAGCTGTCGAGATAATCAAAATCAATGGATTGTCTAGCTGACCTTGACCAGATTCGAGAAGTTCAATCATTTCATTAGTTTTAGATGCTGCGAATTCATCCAAGATACCTACATACGGTTCAAAACCATCGACGGCACCAGTTTCACGACTCAATGCTCGCACGTAGCTCTCATCATTCAAATTTCGAAGCTCATCACGTACTATTTTCGTAGCCTTCCTGATATCTTCGTTTTTCGTCCTAAGAGCATCCAACTGCTTACGGATCATATCATAAGCGATACGGGCCTGAGAACGGTCATTTGCCGTACAAAACAACTGACGGCTCATAGCAGGGTTACGACCAAATAAAAACTCATACAGAGCAATCCCTGCAACTAGAATTGTCTTACCGTTCTTTCTGGCCAAGCTGATTAAAGCTTTTTTAAATCGCCTTATCGATGTATCGGACTTTTTTCGCCAACCATACAGGTTACTCAAAATAAATTTCTGAAAATCTGCTAGTGGGTATGGTTTCCCAGTCTTGACATCTGGAAGCATTTCGATAAAATCAATGGGATTTTTTGCTTTGTCAGGTAGATAAACGTACGGAAAGTCTTCATCATCTATACGTTTCAAATCTCTTAAATGGCGCTTACAAGCTTTTATAACTTTCTTACTAGCTATGATTTCTCCATTTACGACTTTCGAAGCGTATTGATAAGCTATATCTCGATATTTCTTATCTACCATTACTTCAACCCTCCTTTCTATCAAAATACAGATCGTGTAGGAATCAAACCCACGACTACAAGGTTGGAGCTTGTCATGTTATCTCTACACCAACGGTCTTAAATAAAAAAGAGGGGAATTCCCTCTGATATAAAAATCATTTCATTTTACCAACCATATTTATTGTCAATCCAGTAAGCTCGCCAGAATTCCAATCAATACTATAACTCGTTACTCCATCTAATAACTTTCCGTTTATTGCGATTCGTCCACCCTTTATTGAAAATTCATTTAACTCATAACGCTTTTTCTTCTTCAAATAATGCGGTCTATACTTCATTAGCTATCCTCCTAACTACCAAATTTATCGAAAATACTTTCTTTCTTTTCTTCTACTTGTGGCACAAATAACTTCATGCGACTATCAATTGTCAAACCTAATTGTGATGCTGCTTTAGTTAGATTGGTTGTCGCACGCTCTAAACTATATAGCATCTTATTAGGCAAAACCTTACCATTATCTGTTTCAACTACATAACCCTCTTTCTGCAATCCACGAGATATTTCTTTATAGACTGCATACCAAGTGCAGTACGTTTCTAATACTGCTCTATCTAAGTTTCTGAGGGGTAGCTTTCTTAAATCTTCAATCACTCGCTTATATTCAGCTTTCGCAATCGGATCAAAATGTTTTGGTGGTGTTAATTGCAATGCATCCAAACCATCAGAAGCCTTTTCTTGTATGGTTTTTCTTGCAATCTTTTCTTCTTTCGTCAAATGCTTTTTATTACTTTCGACAATCTTCATTTTTCGCCCCATATTACCCTCCTTTCTGCCTGTTTTGAGTTTTCAAAAAGGGAATTTTTCGCACAGAAGAGGGCAGCGTTCTAGAATCCGAACGATATATACCCCCGTTCTAAATAATAGGGGGCATTTCCGTACATTTCGCCGTGTATTTCCGACCGATTCTCCCTTATAAAATCTGTTTTTGTTCGCTTTTTGATATCTATTTCTGTTATTTACTACACAATCAATAAGAATACTTCTCTTTGATTGCTTTCTTGTCATTACATTTCTTACAACTTGCTTGAAGATTACTTCGATCTAATCGCTTTGACCAATCTTTTTTCACGCTAACGATATGGTCGGTCATAGTTGCTTCTTCACCACACATTGCGCAGACATAATCAGCTTCAAGCAAGACTTGTTGACTCGTTCGCTTCCAGATAGATGAATTGTAAAATCTCTTAACATCCTTGTCGTATTTCCAGCGAGTACGATTATACTCAGTATATTCTTCGTTGCGTTTATCAAAATCCACTGAGCTTCTTCTACCGTTTAAAATTGTAAGTTTCTGTGGCTTCATCGTTCCCTTTCTTTTATCCGCGATTCAGACATAACACAAAGCCACACGCTTGTGTGACTTAATGAAGACCTCTCACAGGCTTTGCAGGAATCGAACCCACGATAACAGATTTGGAGTCTGTTGTGTTACCGCTACACTAAAAGCCTTTTTTGCTTTTAAAAGCAAGGCGACTACAACCTTACTTATTGATTAGTTATCGCATTCGTTTTTATTTTTTTGTAGTCTACGACCTCTAGCGGAATCAAACCGCCTAGCTTATAACTTATTAGCTACGCAATCATGCGAGGCCCAGTTGCTACTGCAACCATTTTTAAGTTAAAGGCGGCGTTCGGAGTCGAACTGAATAAAAGAAGTTTATAAATTAAAGGAGACAAAACCACTTACCCATCGCCGCCAAAAAGGGCACAAGGCCCTTAAAATCTACAGGAGTCATCAATCCATTTGCTGACAGTACCATAATATCATTTAAAAATTATCATTTACTCTCTTTATTATCAAAACTATCAGTGATTTCTTGAATAGCTTTATCTCTTGCACGTTGTATTGTTGCGTTGCTACAATTCAATCTTCGTTGCACATCTCTCCACTGCAAACCATCAATATAAAGCAATCTCATAACAATATTTTGGATGGGGTCAGAAAGATTTTCAATCGCCTTGATTAAGTCATCTTGTTCTTGATATTCATCTTCAATCTTCTTATAGATCTCATCAATCTTATCAATCACACGGATATTCAATTCTTCAGACTTATTCTTGTTATCTTTAGATTTAGGCATGCTATCAAATGACTGTCCTTTAATCGTTCCTGACCTTAGACTGATAATCTCATGGTACAGAGATTTAACTTTAATATTCACATAAGGCAACTTCTTCAAACGTTTCTTAATATCATTCAAATTCATTCCTCTCCAATAAACACGTTCATCGGCAACTTGAAATAGGTTGCTACATCTTCAACATTGTACAAATCAGGTACGGATTTTAAGTTCTCCCAATTTGAGATTGTTGCAGTTGAATAGCCTAGCACTTTTTCTAATTGCTTCAAAGTAATCTTATTGTCTTTTCGTTTTTGTCTTAGCATGAAAGCGAACAGCTCACATTGTTTTTTTGTTAGTGGTTTTTCATAATCCATTCTCCATCTCCTCAATCAACCAATCAAGGTTCTTACGAGCCTTCTTCAGATCTTCGAGACCGTTTTTCTTCTGGAAGCGTAACATATACTTGATTGCGTTTCCCCAATAAAAACCTTCTACTCCTTTTAATCCAAAAGCAAAATTCTTAACGACTTCGATGGCTTCAAGTCCGAATTTCCCCTTATAATGGCTAGGGTTGTTGATTTTATCAACAACGTTAAATTCTTCCAAAACTTGTTCATAAGATTTTTCTGTCATGTTAACTCCTTCTCATAAATACCATATCATTCAAATTTCTCCAAGCAAGATTGTTACTCTGATTTCTGAACTCTCGCTTTCTGTAAGGAATCTGATGTTTATTCAAATAGTAATATACTTGATTGTAATGTAGTCCTAATTTTTGGGCGATATCTTTTACAGCCATACCTTGATTGGCTAGCGAAACCACATCTTTGTGAAATATAGTCAAGTCTAAAATCTTGCGTTTTCCTAATTTTCGGATGCGGTCTCGAACGGCTTTCTCACTTCGTCCCAAGATACGAGCCAAGGTCTTGTACGAAAAGCGTTGGTAGTATTTCAGGATATAGCTATCATCTGCTTCTGACCATTTTGGTTGAAATTGCAAGTTAGGATTATATTTCTGAAGCTTGGCTAATTTCGACCGAACCGCTTTGTAACTTCTATTCAAAAACTCGCAAGCCTGTGATAAATCCTGTTCTTCTCCGGACAAGACATACCACTCTAAATAATCAACCTCATCTTCCGTCCATCTACGTCCTGCCATAATGCTTACTTGCTCCATGTAAATAATACGTTCCATCTTTGCGCTTATTGACGTAATACGTGTACTGTCCATCTGGACTAGCGTAAGAAATCTGCTTTTCTCCTGCCCAGACACCGTTATCACGCATCATATAACAATTCTCCATAATCCATTCTACGTCAGGCATCTAGTAACTCCTTGTTTTCGTAGATGTTGCCGATGATTTTAGTTTTATACTTTTCGATAAAACTTATCACATCCATAATTACCGTAGTATTTGGAGTCCGAAGGTCACGGTCAATAAACCATTGCTTGACATTTTCTAGTGTGTTCATAATTTAACCTCATCCCCAACTTTCACCTTGTTATATTGTTCTTCTGTAACCACGAAGACCCCGTAATCACGAACTGTAATCGTATATAACTTGCCGTGCCGTCCTTTCTCGACGACCTTACCAAATATCTCAGCGCCTTGATTGTCTGCCTTATAGACGACAATCGGCTTCTTCTCTTCTAGATTCCGGATCTTGTCCATCTGCCAGATATTTAGTCCAGCAGATAGCAGAATCCAGATTGTAATAAAACGTTTCATGTTCACTCCCTGTAATAGTTATAAATTTCAATAGCTGGAATTGATTCATTATTAGTTGCAGAAGTAATTATCAGCTCGCTTCCCACTTTTCTATGAAATTCTAACAACTCCTCTATCGAATTGATTTCGATAAAATGCCCTTCTGCACCGTTCGGGAATTCTCTTTGTATTCGACCTTTAGACATTTTATGATTAACTCCTTTAGAAAGCCAATTGCCTTCCATCCGAGAGAATCGCTTATCAAATTCTTCAAAGCTCGAAAAATACCTAACTTCTACTTTTTTATATTTTTTAATCACGGCGTTAGGGATTTGATTTTCAACTCCCCCGCTTGTGCTTGTTAGTAAAAATTCCATCACTCCACCTCTTTTTCTACCGTAATTGTAAATCCGTAATCATTTATGTTTAAGGGCAAAACTGCCCCTGTTTTTGAATCGTTTTTTATCAAATCAAATACAATTTCTAAAACTTGCTTACCTAAAATCAATTGTGCCTCTAAAATATTTTGCTTATTTGCCATCACTCCACCTCCTCAATCTCAATACCTGGGCAATCAAACACCCAACCAAAATTGGCTTCTTCTAGTTCTTTTTTGGTAAAACATCCTTTGTATGCTAGAGAGAAAAATATTCTCCCGTTACCATCTCTTGCAAAGCAGTGTTTTGTCGCTTTAATCTTCACAAAATACCGCTTCTTTTCCTCGACCTCGTAGCCGAACTGGTGCATGTTGATGAGGGTTTGAAATGGTTTTGTGCCAGTGGTTAGAAACCACCTTTCAAACTCATTAAGTTTAGCACCGTCAAAGATCGATGTAAGATTATAGACAAATTGATACAATTTCCCTTCAAAACCATCCTTATTCTCTTCATACCAATCCGCCACAAACTGCTTTACTTTGACTTTATTAAACTCACGTCTAATCTCATCAGCATCTTTCAATTGCTGACCAACCCATGATCCTTCGAACTGTCCTTGCTCGTAGCCTTCACGCCACTTTGCATGACTGAAATCTTGCTCAAATTCACCCATGATAGCCTTTAGCCAAACTTCACGATCATGCACTGGCAGTTCTCGTAATCTTGCTAGTATGTTCTTGACATAACGAGGTGCTTCGTCTGCGTGACCTGTTTCTGGTTCGTCTAGTTGTTGTAAGTCTTGTAGAAAAATTCGACGAGCGATTTCTGCTCCTTCAGCATCCCATACACCCTCAAGTTTTTTATACTTCTCAATCAACTGTTTTACATTCATCTTCCAACTCCTTTAACTGTTCCTTGTATTTTTTTATCTTCTTCCTCCAAAAATATCTTTCAGCAGCTCTCATGTGCACCGCTGATTTCTGACTTGGTTTCTTCAGTTCTTCAATCTTTTCTTCTGCTACTTCGATTGAATGTTCTAGCGATTCAATCATTTGTTGTTTTAAATTCATCTGTCCGTCCAATCTACGACACCTGAAATAACACAATTCCTATTTACGCGGCACGCAAGCGTTTCAGTATTAAAAATCCCGTGTGTTGTTTCAATGTATCTTTCGTATATATTTTTGATTTGAACAATACTGTGAAAATTTTCGTTGTTTAAGACTTTCACAAAATCACCTTGTTTTAAATCCATCTGAATAACTCTTTTACTCCTAAATTTGTTCAAAAAAAGCAAGTGCAACCGTGCAACCGATAAAAAACAAAATATAAAAAATAAATTTCAAGAATCCTTATTTAATAGGCTTTCTCTATTATTACTATTTTTATTTATACTTTTTAAAAAAAATAGGTTGCATCGGTTGCATTATATAAAAATAGTCTAAAAAAACCAGTATTATCAAGGGTTTAAGGGTGCAACCGATCTTTTGATTTATCGGTTGCATATCGGTTGCATGCAACCGTTCTTTTTAAAAAGTGCAACCGATGCAACCGATAGAAATTCAAAATGCAACCGATCTATTTTTTCTCAATTCGCTTAAATCCTTTAGTATTTTTTCCACCAATTCTGAACTGTCCTTTTTCCCAACCAGGATGATTATCCATAATCATATTGATTTTAGTTGATAACTTTTTGTCATTTGAATTTCTCATAAAAAGGTTATACATCATCTCACGAGTCGAGACTTTTTCCAGTTTTTTAGTGCCAGCTTCAAACTCACTACTGTTATCAAAATACTTGCTTGTATACTGATGTTGTTGTTGAATTGACCAGCTTGACCAATTATCAGGAATAGGCATTTCCAAGTATTCAAGCACTTGTAATTCCACTTCATCACGATACATGAATTTCTCACGATAGATTTCTAATCGTTCTTCAGTTTCTTTATCAAACATCAAATCAGCACCAGCTTTATAGATTGTGACAGCCTCGCCCCAAATTTGTTCGATTGTTTCAGGCTCAATTTCCATAGGGTGTTTCTTCTGTCTGCTAGTATCTGCCATGACGGATAAGAACCTACGTTCACCAGTTTTGTCTTTTAAGTATTCTTTCTGATTAGTTGTACGTGCTAGAACAAAGTTTTTAGCAAATTCTTCAGTACGCTTCATGTAAGGTTTACGAAAACGTAAGCTTGTTTTTGAGATAAAGGCTTTTGTTTCAGCAAAACTCATTCGGTTACTAGCAACCATTTCATCATCATTGACGATTAATGCTTTTAGCATGATGTCATAATTATCTTTGTTTGCAAAATCTGTAACTGCATCGGTATACCAAGAGCCACCTAATTTCTGAAGGAGTGAGGTTTTCCCAACACCTTGGCCACCTACTAAATCCAAAACGTAGTCAAATTTAACATAAGGCTCGTATACTTTAGCAACTGCGCCAACCAACCACATTTCAGCAATTTTAGAAACTAAATCAATATCTTCTGCACCGAGGTAGACTTGAAGCATTTGGTTGATGCGTTTACGACCATCCCAATTTTCTGCTGCTTTCTCCATATACTCCATAACTGGATTGTATGACTTTTCTGAGAAGAAGGTTTCCATGCCATCAAGCATCGCTTGGTTTGAGAAAGCAACACCTAGTACACTTTCGAAATAAACTTTTACAACTGAATCAAAATTAGAGGGTAACTCTCCTTTTTTAAAAAAAGTATTTCCAATTCTGATATCTTTGGTTAGTTCATGCTCTTGTGAAAATTCATTATGTTTTAGGTAAATACTTAATTGATCATCAGCCTTGAAAGAAAGAAGTACATTATTTGGACTATTTGATTTAATACCCCCTTTATCATTAAGTATCATTGTATCTTGTGAATTTATGCTAACTACATTACCAATTGTTCTCACCTCCTATCTTTTCTAATCATACTTTCGACAGTACGCATCATTTCCTTTTCAGGTAAAGGATTTTGACTATTTGCATTTGCTAGTCTAGCTAGTTGAATAACCACTTCATCATCTACTGCTCGATATAATAGACCACCTACGAATTTTGCCAGTTTATCATTTCGTCCACCCTCATCACCAAAACCAATGGCGATGGTTTCAAATAATTCAGTAGTTTGGGTTCTATCTCGTGCGTAAGACCTTCTAGCTAAATTCCTTAAACCATCTTTACCATCATAGGTGTGTCCATGAGTTTCTTTGTATTGCTTCTTAATTGCTCGAATTAAATCTCTGGAAGGTGTTACGATTGTTCCACCTTCCTTCGATTTTTCTAAATCCCACTCATACTGGCCTTTATTTGTGGCAGATGGTGCGACTAACACATAGTTATTTTCGTGAGCCTTGATATCAACCCCTGGCAAGAAACCAATCATCTGTGTGATAGGTTCATCATCTCTTTTGAAATAGAATAGATGTTTCCCACCACTTGCAGTTTTAGCTTGTAGAGTTGGTTCAATCAGTTTTAAATGCTCCCATTTTTTGAGAGACTCAAAACCATTTGACTTACCATGTTTGTCGATATCGATAACAAAGAAATTAGTTGTTTTAAGAGCAATGTTAGCATTTGGATAACCATCCCAAAATCGTTCAATTTCGCTTGCAGTCATGGCAGGTTTATCAGCAAATTCGATTAAAGGCATCTTGTTTTTAGGATTGATTGGAATGACTGAAAATCCTAAATTTTGATATTTTAGAGCGTACTCTTTCATACTAGCCATTCCAGATTCCTCCTAATTTTTAAAATGGCAAATCATCGTCACTAAGTTCTAAACCTTCTGCACTTGGAAGACCTTCAGCTTCATCAAGATCATAACTACGATATTTTTTTCCTTTACTCTCTGTTTCAATAATAATCAACTTGAAGTAAGAACCAACTGCTTTACGTTGCAAGGCTTCTTCAAGTGATTTACCATCTTCAAAGTCAGCTTTTAAAGGCGCATCGTCTGCAAATGCAAGGGCCTTTTGGAAGAATTTAATAGTACGTTGTACTGACCAAGAAACATCTTTGTTATTCCAAGTATCAAGCGTTCCAAACGTTGCATATTCAACTCGACCATCATAGTCACCGCCACGAATTTCAAAACAGTATTGTAGACTTTCCCAACCTTTGTCTGAAATATTGAATTTGGCAGATTTTAAAATAGCTTGGTATTCACCAGCTGGAATTGGTGCAGGGCCATTGGCGCTATCTTTACGTGGGTCAAAACCTTCTTTTTTGATTGATTGTGCGATATCTAATAAACTCATGTGTTTTCTCCTTTAATTCTTAAAATAGTTCGTTTACTGAAGTAGTTTCTACTTCTTTTTTAGTTTCTGCCTTAGTTGTTGTTTTTTCTTCAGTGGCAGGCTTAGTTTTCGCTGGACTAAGAGCACCACGGATAGTGGTCAAAATCTTCAAGATTTTCTTATCATCCACTTGGTCTGTATAGTAAGATTTGCGCTTACGGTCAACTTCACGGTTATAGTTATTACCGATTTTTTCTGTATGAATCATCAGGTCAGAATTTCCGTTGATAAGGTTCACATACTTATCTTTCAAACTTGGTTTGTCCTTAGTTGCATTCCCGTTATCATCATATTCAGAGATTTGTCGACTGATATAAATAACGTTCATTGGTAAAGCTTTAAGGTCAATAACCAATTCGGTAACTGCTTGATTGAAGAAATCATAGCCTTTACCGTATGGAATTTCCGACAAGGATTTCAAACGAGGTTTACCAGCTGGTGTTAATTCGTCACAAACTGCAATCTTAATCATTTCAATGACGTCATCGATTACATCGACTACAACTGTTTCATAAGAATGTTTTTGCGTTTGAAGTGCCAGTAGAATTTCACCTAACTGTTTGATAACTGAATTGGTAATTCGTCCAGAGGTGTCTTTTTCATTTAGTAGTTGAATACTAGGCACGCTATTAGCTTCAGCGTTTCCATCTGTATTTAATACAATCGGATTTGGAAACTCATTTGCAAGATAGGACTTACCACTCATGGTTTCACCATAGATGAAATAGTTGCGAGGGGTATCTTTTGGAATTTGTGGTTTGTTTTCTGGTAATTTAAACATTAATCATCCTCCCCCTCTGCAAATAATGAACCAACTAAATCAATTAATGAAGGAAGTTTCACTTCCTTGCGATCAACCACTTTTACCTCTTCACCGTTTAGATAGTTCAACTCAAAAGTCGCATCTACCACAACAATTTCGCATTCCATTGACTTAGCAAGGGCTTTATATTGTTTCTTTTGTTCTTCAAAGGCCTTAATGCTTGTTGTAGCTGCAAGCTTGATATCTTCATTAAATTTTGCATTAAAAGCGAGTGTACCCTTACTTTTATATTCAGTTAAAAACTGACCAGTTTCTCTATCACGAAATACGATATATTTTTTTGATTCTTTCATTTTTTATACTCCTTTATAATAAAATTCAATTACATTTACATCGTGTTGTTGTCGACTTCCTGTTATTCGCCAAAGCAACTGTCGGTAATCATCGTATTCTCCAGATCCTTCTTCAATTGGATCTAGTACGACGATGGTTTGGTATTTGTGTTGTAGTCCGTCAACACCTACTCCTAAAACTTGACTGGTAGCAACCACTATCTGATTATCGAGACCGTCTTTGTTGTCTCCAGTCCAGATACCAATGTTTGGATGTCTTTCACGGATAACATTTACAATCTGTTTAGACTTGCTGACAATCAGCATATCGTGTGGTGCTCGTTCAATCAGTCCGTCAAGTTCTAACATCAAGGGGGTGTCTTGATTGACTGCCTTTAGTTTAGGAAAATCAACATCTACACCAGTTTGGTTTAAGTAACGCTCGAAGGTATTTCTACCAAAAGATTGTTTAGCCATGGCAGTTTTACCATTTACTGTGACTAAATTTAACTTTCTAAACTCAGCAAGTTTTTCTGGATTGCCAGGGGCGACTGTCTTTTGATAAAACTTAATCTCAAAACCGTTATTTTCAACTGCATTTTCGATTTCTTCGATTTCTTCCCACCTAAAGAAGTTCGGTAGGTTTGAGACATACTCTTCATAATCTCTAAAATCTTCCCACTTCTCTTTTGAATAACTGAATGGATCATAGACCATTTTTCCGTGAGCCTTTTGCCAGTCAAATTTATTGTTAGGTGTTGCCCAACCGAAAACGATTTTTTCAAGTGGGTAGAAGTTTTGACCTTTCTTTCTGATTGGTGTTGCTGAAAGACCTATCGTGTATTTGCGCTTTATTTTGCGATACAAGGCAACTTGTTTGTCGGATGACATATTCTGCCATTCATCCACTATCAACACATCACAGTCTAATTTATGACCCTTTTTGACCTGATTTTGAAGATATCTATCTGTTTGAATGATAATCTCAACATCTTCATCAAAGTTCATAAACTTAACTGCTTCAATCCAACCATTTAAAATGGCTAGTCGGTTGTTGGTAATGATAATTTTTTTAGCCTTCTTATGTTTAGCGATAGCAAGAGCACAGATAGTTTTACCTCTGCCCCCTAAAGCTTCTAAAAAAATTCCATTTGATAAGTGCTCGCTTCTTTTAACTGCTTCAGCTTGCCACTTTCTAAGAGTTATTGTGATACTCACTCACCACCTTTCCGATATCCTGGATAACTTCCTCAATGTCATTTCTCATTGCCCAGAATAAACCAAGTCTTGCAGCTGCTCGTATGTCCTGGTGGTGACTCTTTTCAAATTTCCAAAGACCTAAGATTTTTAAAAGGTCGTCTGGAATATCTGACTTGTACCCACCGTTATACTGAAGGATCGCATCTGGATAACACAATTGGATGTATGCGATAGTTTCTAACACACTATTATCTTTTGACCTGTCATTGTCTCTGGTTCTAAATTCTTCGACAACTACTACATCAAAATCAAGTGTGTCTCCGATATCATGAAACCATTTAGCAAAACCATTCATGCCATATTCTGCTACCCAACTACCAACTAATCTCGCATTATCTAGTAAGACAATTCCTGTTGTTGAAGTTTCGATCTTATTGGACGCTGGGTCGATTGCTAGAATTTTCATATCTTCTTACCTAATACTTAAATTCTTTCTTTCTACTAGACTTGCACCGACAATTTCAAGACCATTCTTCAAGTCTTCTTTAAGTCGTTTTTTATCTGGTTTCCAAGTGGCCACCTTGTAGCTTTCAGGAAGAACCAATTCATCAACTTCAACTGCTTGAGACTTACGGAATGACACTTTAAATAGAGGTGTGTCTACTCGTTCATGGCCAGTAAGAGCCATGCTTGTAGAAAGTGTTTCTTCCAAGTGATCTTTCTTCTTTTCATCAGCCTTGTTCAATTCAGTCAAGCGCTTGATTTCTGCTTTGCGTGCTTCCACATCTGATTCGATGTTTTTGATAACCTTGATATAGTTTTCGACTTTTTCTTCATAGTCTGTCTGCCAGTCGATACTATCAAGCGTATCTAGTTTAGTTTCTTCGTCTAATTCCAAGTTGTAGATATCAAGGAATTGTCCTGTTAGTTCGTAAAGTGTTGCCATTATTTCGTTACCTCTTTCATCAGTTTATTTGCTTCCTTAATCAGCAGACGCATAACGTTACTATCCGTTTCTTTCTCTGCTGCTCTTGTCAGCATTTCCACCCATTCCCGTCTAGTGTCATTCTTCCAATCTACTAGCTCAGTGAGTGCTTTGGTGTGATTAAAGTAAGGTGAATAGTCAAAAGACTTATCTTCCAAGCGGATACATTTTCCTGCCTTGATGTCCTTGGCTAAATTCGCCCTTACATTGTTATTTGTTGTACCGACAACCTCAGCCACTTCATCATATGAGGCAGTAGGGTGGTCTCTATAATATTCCCTAATTCGTTCCGCTTAAGTCATTTAATCGTACGCCTTTCCTTTAAATTCATACTTGATTTCCACGCTCCCGCATTTCACACATTCGAGAGGTGGATAGCTATCGAACCAATCAAACTCATGTCCACATTCTGAACATCCACACTTCCAGATATACATTGTTATTGCTCCTTGTGGATTTTTTCGATTTCTTCTAGCTTTTCGACAAATTCGACATACGCTTTGTAAAAATCCCCTGATTTTTGGCTATCTTTATATGCTTTTTCAATTAATTCATGTCCGTTCCCGTAAAAACAACCGACTCTCCATTTTTTGTTAGATTTTGTGTAAGTGAAATATCGACCGCTAGACCATGTGTTTTTAAAGACAATATAATCAGCGTTGCCAGATACCCAAGCGTCGCCATATACCCTAGCGTCGCCAGATACCTCAGCGTTGCCAGATACCTCAGCGTCGCCATATACCCAAGCGTTGCCAGATACCTCAGCGTTGCCAGATACCTCAGCGTTGCCAGATACCTCAGCGTTGCCATATACCCAAGCGTTGCCAGATACCCAAGCGTTGCCAGATACCCTAGCGTTGCCAGATACCCTAGCGTTGCCAAATACCCTAGCGTCGCCATATACCCAAGCGTTGCCAAATACCCTAGCGGCGCCAGACACCCAAGCGGCG